GATTAGAGGGAATGGCAGAGTGGAAAGCAAGAGTTTTAGGAATTGGTCAACAAGATGTCTTATGATTGTAAAGAGTGTGGGGATTCATTTGATTCTTTAAGGAGTCTACACGCGCACATAAAGAAACATGGTAAATACCTTGGAGATTACTATGTAGAGAATTATGCCCGAAAAGACAAGCTCACAGGAGAGCTTATACCGTTTAAGAAATACAAGCAGTATTTCGAGAGTGAATTTATCAACAAACGGAACATGAGGAAATGGTGCTCTACAGCACCCGTTGATGAGGCAAAAGAATTTATCACAAAAAACTTAAAAGAAAAAATAGAAGCCAAGGGGCTATCGGGTGGGCCTCCCGCCCTGTATCTACAAACATCCAAGTTACCCGATTTAGAGATATGTAAAGACGTTTTTGGTAGCTACCGCGAAGCTTGCCAGCAATTTGACATGGTGCCTATGCTAGGCAAGCAACTACCAAATGAATTTGAAAAAGATTACTCAGACACTCTTGTTCTTATAGATACGAGAGAGCAAAAGCCGCTTCATTTTAATAATTCTGAGTGCCTTAAGCTGGATGTGGGAGATTACGCAGTTGGAGGAGATTTATATGACTATACATTCGTGGATAGGAAATCATACCAGGACTTCTGTGCAACTGTGACAAATGGTTATAATAGATTTGTAAAAGAATTAGAAAGGTGTAGGTCAATGGGGTGTTTCTTATTCATAGTAGTGGAAACAGCATTTGGAGATATGTGGGGAGAAAACCATAGGGGGTATAAAAAATTCAACTTAGATTATGTATTCCATCGGATGCGAGAAATACAGGCTGAGTATACAGATTGCTCCCAATTTGTATTTAGCGGCTCCAGAGAGAAGAGCGAAGAGATTGTCCCAAAAATTCTTGTTTTAGGCAAACAGTTATGGGAAGTGGACGTTCAATACTTTTGGAACAAACAACTTAAAAAAGATGGCGTGGGAAACAGGACAACAAAAACTCAATCGAGAGTTCAAAGATATAAACCAGTTAATTCTAGACAAAGAAGGATATTTAGAGGAAAGTGAAGCGAAGATTTTGCTTTATAAGTTTCTGAGGGAAAATCCTTCCTTTGCCTGTGAATTGTTTACTGGTGTTAAGTTATTCCCTTTTCAGCACATGGCTATTAAGGCTATGATGGACTCCGACTACTTTTTGGGCATATGGAGTCGGGGGATGTCTAAAAGCTTCTCTACGGGCATTTTCGCGCTTCTAGACGCTATTCTGAATCAAGGTGTGCAGATAGGTATTTTGTCTAAGTCTTTTAGGCAGTCAAAAATGATCTTCAAAAAAATAGAAGACATATCTAAAAGCCCGAAAGCTACTTTTTTCTCTCAGTGCATAACTAGGGTTTCCAAAATGAATGATGAGTGGATCATGGAAATTGGTCGGAGTAGCATTCGCGCCCTTCCTTTAGGGGACGGTGAAAAGCTTAGGGGTTTTCGTTTCCAGCGTATGATTGTGGACGAGTTGCTGTTGATGCCCGAAAAGATCTACAACGAGGTTATTATCCCCTTCTTGTCTGTGGTGGAGAATCCCACGGAACGCCAAGAGGTTTATGATCTGGAAACCCAGATGATTGAAAAGGGTAAAATGGAAGAAAGTGAAAGAAGAAAGTGGCCGAACAACAAAATTATTGGTCTGTCCTCTGCTTCTTATAAGTTTGAGTATCTTTATAAGATATACCAGCAATATGAAAAATTGATCCTTAGTGAAAACAATCAGGATGGGGCGCATCGAACTATTATGCACTTTAGCTATGACTGTGCGCCACAACAGCTCTATGACCAAAATCTGATTAGCCAGTCTAAAGCTACAATGAGCGACTCTCAATTTGAACGGGAATTCGGAGCTGTGTTCACCGATGATAGCTCTGGTTACTTTAAAGTAAGCAAAATGGCTGTTTGCACCATCCAAGATGGAGATGGTCAATCCGTAGAGGTTGTGGGGAATCCCAAAGATGAATATCTTTTAGCTTTTGACCCCTCATGGTCTGAAAGTGAAAGCTCTGATGATTTTGCTATGTTGTTAATTAAACTTAACAGAGATACAAGAAAGGGAACTATTGTTCATAGTTATGCTTTATCAGGAGCCAACCTAAAAACCCACATGAAATATCTAGCCTATATTCTGACCCACTTTAATGTGGTGGCAATTGTGGGTGACTATAACGGTGGGGTGCAATTTATAAACTCTTGTAATGAGAGCGACATATTTAAAAAAATAAACATCAAACTGGGTCTTATCGAGGCAGACTTAGACAAGGCTCAAGATTATGAGAAAAACCTCCGCAAGATAAAACATCAATATAACCTTAGTGAGAAAAACATTGTCTTTTTAAGGAAGCCAACGTCTCCGTGGATTAGAATTGCCAATGAATCCCTACAAGCTTCTTTCGACCATAAAAAAATATTTTTTGCGGGTGCCGCGATGAATGATGATTATAACGCCCAGAGGAAAGCTAGAATCCCTATTAAGGATTTAAAATTCCTGAGGAATGATCCTAACGAGAAGGGTGGAGCGGGGGCGAGAATGATTGATTTTGTAGAACATCAGAAAGATATGATGGATTTAATTAAGGTCCAATGTGCCCTTATACAAATTACGACTTCTTTACAGGGAACCCAAAGCTTTGATCTTCCCCCTAACCTGAGAAAACAAAAAGGTGCAGACAAAGCTCGAAAAGACTCCTATTCAGCTTTAGTTTTAGGTAATTGGGCCATGAACGTTTTTTATGACATGGAGTCTGACAATGTGGGCAATATACAAACCACCTTTACTCCTATGTTCATTTCTTAACTTTAAAAAGTTGAAAGTTAACTTTGGGGTGTAATATGGAATACATTCCATGGCTAAAAGAAAATATACCAAACGCTCAGAATATTGGAACCAATTTAACGCTAGTGAGCACCCCTCCCTTCCCCCTAATGAAGAGATGACGCCTGAACTTTTAGGAGAGCCCTTCTATACTTCGACTGCCTCCTATGAATATATTTCTAAGGCTCGGCGGCAAGCAATGACCGATCAAAGTTTTAAGGGATCGCGAACCAACAGGGTAGCTTATAACAATCCTAAGGATAGATTTTCTAGCATTCGGGTAGGGATGCTCCCATATGAGTATGCCTCTGATGGGGTTACAGCTAGAGACGGTATTGAGCTATGTCAAAAAGCTTACGCAAATGTAGCAGTTTTTAGAAATGCTATAGATATAATGTCGGAGTTCACCAACACCGATATCTATTTAGAGGGCGGGAGCCGCAAAAGCAGAGAATTTTTCTACGAGTGGTTTAAGAGGGTTAACATTATTAACCTTAAAGATCAGTATTTCCGAGAATATTACAGAAGCGGCAACATCTTCCTTTATAGGATAGATGGAAAATTCAAGGCTCAGGACTATGCAAAATTAATAAACCAAGTGGGGTCGATAGGTGCTTCTGCCAACAAAATCCCTCTTCGCTATATTTTGCTGAACCCTTTCGATGTGGTAGCTAGAAGGGCTTCCTCTTTTACTTACAATGGAGCTTATCAAAAAGTTTTGTCCGATTACGAGATAGCTCGTCTAGCTTCGCCGCAAACAGACGAGGATTTAGCTATTTTCCAAGGACTAGACCCAGCCCTCCAATCCCAGATACGGGACGGCTCTTATTCCCAAGAGGGAGCTTATATGGATTTAGATCCCGAGAGGCTTTCTTATTCTTTTTATAAGAAGCAGGATTATGAGCCTTTCGCTATCCCATTTGGATTTCCTGTTTTGGAGGACATCAATGCCAAGCTGGAATTGAAGAAAATGGATCAGGCAATTACCCGCACGGTAGAAAATGTTATTTTGCTTATCACCATGGGAGCCGATCCCGACAAAGGGGGTATCAACCCCAATAATATGGCAGCGATGCAGAACCTTTTCAAGAATGAAAGTGTAGGGCGTGTGTTGGTTTCAGATTATACCACCAAAGCTGAGTTTATCATTCCTGAACTAAACTTAGTGCTTGGGCCAGAAAAATACCAAATACTTAATGATGATATCAAACAGGGTCTCCAAAACATTGTGGTTGGGGAAGAGAAGTTTAATTCTACTCAGGTAAAGGCTCAAATCTTTATTGATCGTTTGCAAGAGTCTCGTTATGGGTTTTTGAATGATTTTCTCAATCGTGAAAT